AACCCCATCAGCTGCGCATAGTCGCGGTGGCTTGGCGTGACGGCAGAACGAACCTCGTTCTTGTCCTCGCCGTTGGTGTCGCAGCCGATGTCCATCCGGGCGATGAACTCGATCCCGTCCAGTTCGGCGAAACCGCTGATCCGCCGCTTGGCCTGGGCCTGTGCCGAATTGTCCTTGTCATCGAGCCCGCGCGCCGAATTCAGGATGCCCTTGATCAGGCCGCGCCCGGCATTGCCCCAATCCGGGCCCTTGGGGCTGTAGAGCCCGATCAGCGACCAGATTTTGCGCTTGGCGTAGACGCCCTCGACCACGGTGTATTCGGCGTCGAGATAGACGGCACCGGTGGCACCGCGTTTGGCATAGCCGCCCGTCCATCCCTGACTCGGGTCGTCGAAACCGCCAGGGCGGATGGTCAGGCGCACCTTGGCCAGCGTGCCCTTCGGGATCACGCTGCCATTGCTTTGCGCAGAGTTGAAATCGTTCCAGAGTCCGGTCATCGGATTTGTCCTTTCAGGTGTCGGTGGGGGTGTCGGAAAGATCGGTGCCGACATTCGCCTTGGGCGCGGCCAGCGGTGGCGGCTGATAGGTCAGGCGTCGCTCGGCAGGGATCAGGGGGCCGCGAACCTTGTCCATCAGCTGGCCGAGATGCGGTGGTTCCAGCAGCGCAAGCCGCCCAGAGCGATCCTTGGCCGGATAGCCCCAGGGGTTCAGTGTCTGGCAGACGAATACTCGCTGCGGCTTGCCCTGCGCGTCAGGCACATCGGTCATGGTGATGACCTGATCGACGATGCCGGGCAGTTCGAGGCCGGTCTTGGAACCGTCGATCTGGGGCGAGAACACCTTGCGGTTGAAGTCATCGAGCTTCTGATCGAGGATGCCGACGAACCAGACATTCTTGCCGCGTGTGTGCTGCAGATGGGTGAGCCAGGCGATCATTTCGCGGCCATGCAGCCCGTAGGCACCCCGGACATCCGGCTTGCCGGTCTTTTCCGACTGCGCTTCGGGCTGGCCCTTGCACCATTGAAAGCAGAGCCGCCCCGCCACCGTGATCGAGTCGATGAACACCGTGTCGTATCTATTCAGCGCGGCCGGATCGCCGAACCGGGCGCAGACCTCGTCGTAATGCGCGCGGCTGTAGGGCTGGTCGGCGCGCAAGGCCGGGTTCGGACCGCCGATGAACACTGCGAAATCTCGGCATTCCTTCCAGGTGCGGGGCCGGACCGCGTCGATCGCCAGCCCTTCGATGGCCAGATCCCCGGCTTCGAGATCGAAGAAGAGTGTGGTCGTCGACCGCAAGGTCCACAGCAGGCTGGTCTTGCCGATCCCGGACGCGCCAAAGATGACACCCTTGATCCCGCGCGCCTCGGCCATGCGCTCGTCGGCCGTGATGATGGGTAGCGCGCCGGTCATGCCGACACCTCCTGACGCGCATCCGGGTCGTCAGCGGTCACTGCCGCGTAGAGCGCATCCAGACGGTCAGCTTCGTCCAGGCATTCCTTGCCCTTGCGCCGCATGAAACGACGGGCATCGTCGAGCAGCTCGGGGTCCGCGATGAGGGCCGGGATCGCGACGTATTCCTCGGCGCTTTCCACGAAGTACGACTTCGAACGCAGGTCCTGGACAAACGGGGCGAAGGTCTCGCAGATATCGGAGAAATCCGACTGGCCGAGGGCGTCGCTCCGGTTGCGCAGGATGCGCTTGACCTCGCTGATGATGCCGGTGCGCAGCATCCGCATCGCACCCTCCTGCCGCGCCTGCGAACAGGTCAGCGGAAAGGCCGCCTCCATCATGTCATCGGCGATTTTCGGGGCGTTGTTCCCGAGTTGAGAGGCAACCTCCCAGACCCGTTCGGCAAAACCGGCTGCCTGGCTATCGAGCATCAAACCACTCCTTGATTGTCGTGAACGCGGCTGACCCCTCGGCGATGGCGTCGGCATCGAGGTCGTGAAACGGGGTGTCCCGGGCCTGGCGCATCCCTGCACGGGCCAGGGCAAGGTTCCCCTCCGAAGCCCACTCCGCAAAGGCGCGGAACGTGCCGGTGACATGCCGCCACGCCGCCTGTTCCGGCGTCGGCGGAACATAGAGCGGGTTGCGCCGACTGGCGGACCGCTGCGGGCGCAATCCGCGCATCGCGGCGTCGACCACCATCTTGCGCAGGGCCGCGCGGGTCGGTTCCTCGCCACGCTCAAGGCGCTCATCGAGCGCCCGGCGCACGATGCCGGGGTCAGCGGCTTCGGCGTCGCGGATGATGCGGGCCTCGTGAATCTCGTCGCGGCGCAAGCCAAGATTGCCGGCCGAAGGGATGTTGGGGTCTGCAACATCCCTAGGCACCTGCCCACCGTGCCGTTGAACTTCGCCCCGTGCCTGCGCCGCATCGTATTCGTCGGCCAGTCGGCGCTTGGCGCGTGCCTCGATCTCCAGCGCATGGGCCTGTGCGCGGTGTGCGGCGGCCACCAGATCGTCGTGGGCGCTCTTGGCGCGCTGCAACCGGGCGGTGCGTTTCGCCAGGTCGTAGGCCAGACCGGCCACTTCGCGCGCCTCCAGCACTTCGGCAGCGGTCTTCGCCCCCGACAGCATGCTGGTGGCGCGGTCGATCAGGCTGGGCAGATCCTGCGGCTGGGCCACAACCGGGGCGAGCAGGCTCATTGGTCGCCCCCCTGTGGGACGATCTCGATCTTCAGCGTGCCGGTGCGGACCAGGCGCGCCGGTTCGAACCCGGCGCGGATCGCCTCGGGCCAGGCGGCGTATTTGCGCTCGGGCACCTTTAAGGCGATGTCGACGTATTCGGCGGGATCGTCCCCGGCCGCGCGGATGCGCTCGACCATGGCGGCCAGCCGGTCCTGATCCCAATCGACCCGCTTCGGCAGGTCGGCCACGATGGTGAAATCGCCTTCGTCAAAGCGCACCGTGCCGGTGTCCTTGGCCTGCGCCTGGCGGGCCTCAGTGGCGCGGGTGGCGAACCGGACCTCCAGCGCGCCGTCAAGACGGGCTTTCGCGGCCTTGTCGCGCTTGAGGCGCTCATCGATGTCGCGCTGCAGGATGGCCAGCAGTTCCACCGGCAGCACAGCGATGTCCTGCAGGCCGAGGCCCGGCAGATCGTCGACAGTGGGAGTGTTCGAAGGAAAGGACATGGAAGGATCTCCAGAAAGCGATGGAAAAGCGGTCATCAGGCGGCCTGCTGTTCGGCTAGCAGAAGGGCCGAAAGCGAAACGGCAGCAGCCTTGGGTTTCGGGCGGGCGACGGCGATGTAGGCGAACTGGTCCGGGCCGGTGCGCTCCTGCACCAAGTGCACGAGGCCGGCTTCTGCCGCCCAGAAGGCGCGGGAGCCGAGCCGCGCCAGTTCCGCGCGTTGCTGGTCGGGCAGACGAGCGAACATCGGGAAGACGTCGAGGACCAGAAATCCGCGATGGTATTCCAGCCGGTCGCCCGGAACTGCCTGCGCCACCCAGGCGCAGAACTCGATCTCGGTAAGCGGTCGGCGGGCGCGGACCGTGATGAAAGGGGTGGTGCCCATGAACATGATCTCCTCCTTTCCCCTCTACTCAGGCCGCCGCCAGATCGTCCCAGGCGGGACCGAGGCCATGGGCGGTGAGGACGTGACGCAGGTTGGCAAGGCGGCGGTAGAGCGCGGAGCGGCTGCCGAACCCCTCGGCCACCAGCACCGCGACGGGGCGGTGGACCATCGCTGCACAGAGGCGGCGATCCTCGGCCGCAAGCTGCGATAGAGCGGTTTCCAGTGCGTGGCGGTCGTCGCACTGGTCCAGCGCGGAGCGGTCCTGACCATGCCAGGCGGCAAGCCCGTCGGCTTCGGTCAGAGTCGCGCCCACCGGGTCGGTTTCTCCCGCCAACGGCACCTCGAGCGAGAAGATCGTTCCTCCCTGCGCGCAACGCTGCTGGTGATGCCGGATCGCGATCCGCGACGACTGGTTGCGCAGGATCAGGCCTGCAAAGGCACCTATGCTGCCGCGCGAGGGATCGTATGCGGGCAAGCGGCGCAGGAGGTCGACCAGCAGGTCCTGGCCCAGATCCTCGCGGTCGCAGGTCGGCAGTTGCAGACGCCGCCGCAACCGGCGCGCCGCCGCATCGGCCTCGCGGATGATGGTTTCAATGTCGTCGGGGGAAAGTTCGATCTGCATCGCGGCGGGCCTCGGTCATCGTTTCTGATGAGCCCAAGGTGCCGGATGCGGTGGCAGCGCAGGTGGGAACGAGGTGGGAAAAAGGTGGGGGTTTGGTGGGCGGCGGTCAGCCGTCGATCACGATTCCCGGTGCGGGAACGCCGAGGCAATAGCCGCGGCCCCGCACGGTCACGATCAGGGCCTCGGTTTCGGCCTTGGTGAAACCCGCCGCAACGAAGGCCGCGCGCAGTTCTCGGATCAGATCCTTGGCTTCACGCCCGGTGGTACCCTCGATGTGGGATCCGGAGGCGACCTGATCGCGCGTCAGCGCCTTTTCCAGCAGGCGATGGAATAGCGGGAAAAGCTGATGCGACAGAATGACGGAGCGACCCGCCCATCGCACCTCGGCCGTTCCCGTCCGAACCCTCAGCGTTGCTGTCGCCGGTGCTGGGCTGAGGGATGCGGGATCGATGGCGACTCCGAAGCTGCTTAGAACCGGCACCATGACGGACACGGGCTCGACCAGATGAAAACCGGCCTCGCGAAGTCGCAATGCCGCCGAAGGAGGAAGGGCTGGTGCGAGAATCGTGACGTCTTGACCCTGCGCAGCCTGGCGCAGCGTCGCGGCAATGGTCCCGCCGGTCAGGACAGCAGGTTCCAGCGCCAGAAACACGATCCGCCCGGATGGCAATGTGCCCAACTGCCAGAGTCCATCAACCAGCTGGTGAGGGCTTTCACTGAACCCCGCCGCAGCGCTGATCGCGGACGCAAGTGCCGGGCCCCCGACACGATAGACGCGCAGGTCATCCTCGGTCAGATCCACATCCTGACGCCGGTCGAGCGGGCATTCGGCCCGAAACCGTTGGTCGCCCACGGAACGGACATGGCGTGACGCAAGCCCGCAGTCGCAGCGATCGCAAACATCCCACTCCGTCAGGGGCGAATCTTCGACGATGATGCGCCACGCCATCAGCCGTTCGAACACAGGCCCCCGAAAGGGCCTGGCCATTTCTCCCGTCAGGATCGCGTCGCTGCCAGCCTCACTCAGCCGCGTCAACAACCTCAAAATCGTCTCGGTCATTCATCAGCCCGTTTCGCTGGATCAAGGTCATCACCCGGGCTTCATGCTGCGTGCGCCGGAACTGCAGGATACCGGGGGGCCGCAGCTTCACCGTCACCTGCGGCTGGCGCTTTCCATCGCCCTTGAAGAGGATCCGGAAGACCAACTCGCCCAATCGCCAGGACCCGGCAAACGACACTGGCGTTCCGCCGAAGTGCCGCAGCGCATCGCCGCCGAGATCGCGGGACCGCAAGGTGCGCGCCACGCGCGGATAGCCGTTCTTGCCGGGCACCATCAGATCGGCTGCGGCCTCGATGATCTGCACCTTGTCGATCCCCGCATCATGTCGGTGGTCGAAGGCAAAGGCCGGTCCGGCCCGTTCGACCGGGCGCAGGGTGTAGAGATCCTGCGCGTCGTCGCCGTCGAAGAAGCCGGGGCGCTCCAGGATGATCGACGCGAACAGTTCCGCAATTTCGGGTTGATGCGCTTTCCGGATCCGGGCCAGGCGCAACATTCCGGTGTTCTCGGAATAGCGAAGCACGGCATGTGCAATCTGCCGCACGCTGATGACCCGTTCCTGCTGGCCCTCGACGACCGGCATGGTGGAAACCGTCGACCCATGGCTGACGACGAGATTGATCTCGTCGGCGTCGGCATAGTCGCCCACCCGACAGTAGTCGCCAAGGAAGGACTTGCGGAACAACTCCGCGACAGCGGCCCGGAACGCCTCCACCTTTTCCCCCGTCAGGTCGACGATGACACCACGTTCCCGACCGGCAAATTCATGCAAGCGGTCCGGGGCCAGCAAGGCCATGTGGTCGGCGGCGGCCTCGAACAGGTCGGGATGCTCCAGGAATACCCGGACAGCGATATGCTTGGGGTCATGCGCCTTGTTCGGGGCGTCCTCATCCCCGGTCTTCATGTCCGGGAACAGGTCGATGTCCTCTCGGTCCGCCTGCGTCAGGATGATCTCGAGGCCGCGCGTGTCGCCCAATTCGGCAATCCGGTGCAAATCGCTTCGCAGACCTTCGGGGTAATTCTCTTCGGCCCCGGCCAGGAATTCCTGCAGCGCCTTGCGGGCATCAGTCTCGTCCTGGTCGAGCAGATCGAGGGAGAAGCCTTTGAACTTGCCGTCATGGCGGGCGAGCAGCGCCCGCATGAGGGTCAGGTCTATGGTCTTGATGAACCTGGGGTTCACGAACTTCTTCAGATTGCCCGCCACGCCGAATCACCTTTCACGCGAGTTAAGAGTTCATCTTATGTTCCGACGCGAGTGGGTTCAACCTGTGCGGGAGCAAGTGGGACGGAGTCCGATCCGGATGAGTAGGAGCCAGAGGAGAAGACCAATCCGAGGCCCGCATGAAACGCCCGAACGCCCTGCCACCAGACCATATGACCCCAGCCCAGCGTCGCGCCGAACTGTGCGGGTTGCTGGCGCTCGGCCTGATCCGCCTGCGGATGCGGGATCGGGGCGAAGTCTCTGACCAGAATGGAGAAAGTTGCCTACACTGTCCGCCCGACCAATGCCTTCATGCAACTCCAAACCAACGGAGAGACGCATGACGAAACCCGATCCAATCCCCGCGCGCCTGGCCGCGCTGAAGACCACAACGACGCCCGACCTGAAGGCGCAGTGGCGGGACCTGTTCGAAACCGAACCGCCGCCGTTCAACCGCCGGTATCTGGAAAGCCGCTTGGCCTACCGCATCCAGGAACTGGCCTATGGCGGGCTGAAGCCTGAGACGATCAAGCGGCTGGAAGCCTTGGGCGAACAGCTTGATGGCGGCAACATCACCACGCGCCGCATCC